CTCATGTGCTGGTGTAATGCATTGGGATTGAAGATAAACTTAGAGTCAATCAATGAGTAAAGTAAGTGTATCAACTACGGGCACAGGTCGCAGACCTATGCGTTCCAAGTATAACGCCAATGGTAGGTATGTCGATGGGCATTGGTTTGCCAGTGATGCAGAGGCTCAGCGATACGAGCAGCTGAAAGAGATGGTTGATCAAGGTCTGATCGACCGCCTTGAACTGCAACCAGAATATAAAATCTCTATTAAAAACAAACACATAACTACATATCGAGGTGACTTCAGGTATGCAGTTATGGAGCGTGGGCAAATCAAGAATGTCATTCTTGAGGATGTCAAGGGTATGGTTACGGATGTATATGTCATCAAAAAGAAAATGGTTGAGGCCGAATATGGCATAGAGATCAATGAGATACCCGCATCCAAGATCAAACAATGGGTCGGAAGATACCCGCATATGGAGTAGAGGATGTCGATTGAGGCACTTAACTGGGCGCTCAATCTGCAACTAGACAAGCCAGTATGGAAGGCAGTGCTGATCGGGATAGCAAACCACGCTAACCCGAACGGACAGGCTTGGCCTAGTGTTGCACGATTGAGTTTATATTCAGGGTTCAGCGAGAAAACAATTCGCGCTGCCATCAAACAAATGTGTCAGGCTAACTGGCTTCATCAAGAACTTAGGCTAGGTACTACGCCAGTATATACATTGCCTATACATGGGTCTCCCCCTGAGAGGGGGACTCCCCCTGTGGAGGGGAGAGGGACTCCCCCTGAGAGGGGGACTAAACCCAATAGAACCATCAATAAAAATAAGATGCAATCAGAGTGGATGCCAACCGTAACCATGATTGAGTTCGCCCATGCTAATGGGTTCGATGCGAGGAGAGTGCAAGATGAAGCAGACAGATTTAGGGACTACTGGATTAGCACTGGTAAACCAATGGCAGACTGGGAAGCCACATGGAGAAACTGGATACGCCGTAATAGCCGAGTTCAAGAACAGAGACCCAGAGGATTTGTTGATCGGCATACCAGAGTGGCTTCTCAAAATCGTACCCGCCTCGACAATGTTGCTAGTGAGTTGGCTCAATATGAAGCGACGGCTGCCGGAGACCATCGACAAGTCGGAGGCAGCGGAGCAATTGGAGAAGGCATACGCCTCCTTGTTCATGGCTCTGCAACCAACAGAACCAGCCAAGATTCTTAAAGCAATGGAAGCTGTGGCTTCTGTATTCAACGCTGCTCTACCAGATGAGTTGGGTATCAAAGTCTATATTAGTATTCTTAAAGACATGCCTCATGTTGCACTGCAAAATGCTTGCGTGTCTGTGTGTGCAACGCACAAATATTCCAACATGCCTTTGCCGTCCGCCTTCCTCAGTGCAGGCGGTCCGTCAAAGTCATTGTTGGAAAGCACAAAAGAAAGAGTGCGACTTGCAATAAATAACTTGAACACAATGCAATAATGCAGTAGGTTATCTACATCCAAAAGGAGAGAGCAATGGATAGAATAGGATACATCGGTGGGTCCGATGCCATGCGTATTATGGCTGGCGACTGGGTCAATCTCTATCTTGAGAAGACTGGTGCCAAACAACCAGAAGATTTGTCGGGCAATTTCCAAGTCCAACTTGGAAAACATACAGAAGAATTTCACATTGACTGGGTCATGGATAAGTTAGGTTATAGTTATTCTATGCCCAATAAAATATGGAAATCAGAACGCATCCCTTATATGCAGGGTCACTTCGATGCGTGGATACATGACCTTGAAACATTCATCGAGGTTAAACATTCAAACGAATGGATGAGTGTATCCGACAAGGCTCGATATTATATGCCGCAGTTGCAGCATTATCTTTATATCAGTGGCTGTCCATTCTGTTATTTCTCTGTAATCAGAGGCAACCAAGATCCAGAATATGTAACAGTCAAAGCAGACGATGAGTATCAAGCGCAACTGATTGAACGCATCAAGTTATTCTGGTGGCACATCGAGAATAAGACAGCACCTATTGGTGATGAAGTGCCAGTCTCAGAACAGGAGGCAGACAGGAAACTTGCAGAGAAAGTTCCTGTAAATAATCTTAAGAAGATGGACATGACCAAGAACAATCAATGGGCTGTCTATGCCAAACAATATATCGAGACCGCACCTTATGTTGACCAACACGAGGAAGCAAAGAAGGCACTCAAAGAATTGGTCACATCTAATATAGGTGAAGCCTATGGACACGGCATTACAATCAAGCGCGACAAGCGCGGTTCATTACGGTTCACAACAAAAGGAGAAGATGAATGATAGGAGATCTATTCGCAGAAGGATTGCTTAGGGTTCAAGAGCAATCAATTAAACTGCATCGCAGACATGACCATGATACAAGCATCGAGGCAGCAATTGCAATTGCACCAAAGCTAAATGAAATACAACAACAAGTCTTGGCCTTTGCTCGTAATCAACCAGACGGATTTACAGATGTAGATCTTAATAAATTCTTTAACTGCACTGGCTCAACATTCCGCACACGCAGAGCAGAGTTGGTTGCCAAAGGATTGATTATCAATAGTTGGAAACGTGAGCGTGTTCATGGTCGCTCGCATATTGTATGGATCTTGAAGGATTATCTATGACACTAACAGAAATGGAACATGAGTATTATGATCTTGCTATGGATGCGGCACGATCAACTGATATTCATCTTCAACGACATGGCCTAAAGCATCTAGCAAAGATCTTGCAGCATCAGAAAGAAACAAATGCAGAGACTGATGCCCAAGTAGATATAGCATTAACCAAAGAACAGAGGGCGATACTTAATAGATCGACCTTCCACATTATAGGAGAGAAGCAATGATGAACATCTATCAACGCCTTGCCAAAGTCATGGGCGAGGTTGACTATATACAAAAAGAAAAGAAACAAGGTATGCGTTACAGCATAGTAAGTCATGATGCAGTCACGGCTAAGGTGCGGCCCATACTTCTTAAGCATGGTATCGTATATCACATTTCCGATATTCATTATGAACAGGTTGGCAATCGAACCCAAGTAAAATTAGTTGTAACATTTGTTAACATTGATGATCCAGAAGATCGGATTGATTCATATTCAATTGGCTTCGGCATTGATGACCAAGATAAAGGAGCCGGTAAAGCAGTCTCCTATGCTGTCAAGTATGCCCTCTTAAAAAGCCTTGGGCTTGAGACAGGTGAGGATCCAGATGAAAATCAAGAAGCGGTATTCGATAACCCGCTCGTTACCAAAATCAAAACAGCAATTGATTTGGCGAACAGCAAAGAAGATCTCAGCAACGTAGCAGAAACTATCAAAGCTGAGGCAAATAACTTGGACAAAGGCACACTCGCTTCATTGCGTGGTGCGTTTGCCCAGAAACAAACATCACTCAACAACAAGTAAGGAGAGACTATAATGTATGCGTCATTACAAATCGTTGGCAATGTAGGTAACTTTGAACTCAAGAAAGCTGGAGAAAAAACATTCTCCAAGTTTGGAGTAGCTACAACCAGTTGGTCAAAGGGCGATGGTAAAAAGACAACATGGTATAATGTTGTATGTTGGAACGCCATGCTCTCAGAGTTTCTTGCTCAGAACATGGGTAAGGGTAGCAAGGTATTTGTTACAGGCGAACTGCAACAGCGTGAATATACAGACAAGAATGGGGCAACCAAGACATCAATTGAATTGGTAGTCAGCCCGTTCAATGGCACGGTTCTTATCTTGTCTGAATGGACAAACAATGGAGCAGCCGAAAAAGATTCACCAATTGATGATAGCATCCCATTCTAAGGAGAGACAGATGAATACCTACGATCAACTCACAGCGCAGTTGGTTGATATGGTTGACTCAGCTACGGGGGAATGGTCACCCCCGTGGCGCATGAGCGGCCTCGAATGTCACCAAAATGCAAAGACATTACGCAGATACCAAGGCATGAATGTGCTTATGCTTTGGCTTACACAGATGAAGAACTCATACTCATATCCAATTTGGGCCACGCTTAAGCAATGGGGCTCGATGGGTGCCAAGGTAAAGAAAGGATCCAAGGGCACAGCCGTTGTATTCTACGATCAATATCGCAAACAAATAAATGGAGGAGAGGATGAGGTATCTTACTCGATTGCTAAGACGCACTATGTATTCAATGCCGATCAGGTCGAAGGCTATGAGATCCCAGCTAGACCCGAACTTATTATACACGACAACAATAGTGCAATCGAAGAGTTTATTAAGAATACAAAAGCAGACATCAGGATACAAGGTGAACGTGCGTTCTATGTCCCATCGCAAGACTTCATAGCCATGCCAGACAAAGGATTGTTTCCACAAGTCGAGCACTATTACTCTGTAACATTCCATGAGTTGACGCATTGGACTGGTGCAAAGGATCGGCTCAATCGGGAACTAAAAGGCAAAGGCTTCCGCTCTGACTATGCCTATGAGGAACTCATTGCTGAACTTGGCGCTGCTTTCTTATCGGCAGACTTTGGTATTCTTAATGCAGTCAAAGATGACAACGCAAAGTATCTAAAGGTATGGCGTGATGCAATGAAACAAGACAGTAAGATCATCTTCAATGCCGCATCAGAAGCGACAAAGGCTGTCAAGTTTATGTATGACCAGCAATACTTTTCGGAACTGGAACGGGAGATGGCAGCATGATTTTAGTTAAGGACTGTGCAGATGTAGTCTCAACTATACTGCAAGTATCAATCAAAGATTTGTATGGAGATCGAAGGCAGAAATGGGTTGCCGAGGCAAGGATGTATGTCTATTGGCTTGCCAAAGAATATACTCGATTCTCTTTGCCGCGCATTGGTAGAGCCTTGCGACGAGATCATACTACAATTCTGCATGGCATCCAGAAGATCAATAAACTTATTGAAGATAAAGATGAACGTGCAATTACACTGACAAAGCAAATGCAAAAGGAACTGGATGATAGGTTCGGCGATGTAGATCAATTGGTAATTGATAATTGCCATGCCAATGAAATCAAAGAACTTATGCCTACCCTTGCAATGCAACTCTATACATTAGCCAAACAAATTTCACAGGAGAATAAACGTGAAAGCACCAACACAAATGAGAAAGATCTTTGAAGAAGCCAGTGAGATTATGAGCCAACGTAATATCCAGTATGGAGATTATCGAACCTCATTCTCTCATGCTTCTGCATTGGCCTCGATCTATACGCAAAAAAACTTCGACGCATATGAAATTTGCATGGTTATGTTCTCTGTAAAGATGGCGCGAATTGCCAAGGATAAACATCATAGAGATTCTTGGATTGATGCAATGAACTATCTTGCAATGGCACAGGAACTTGCTGGCGTTGACCAAGACGCAAAGGTTCTTGAACTGCATCTTAAGAAAGTGAGGGATGATGTCAGCGCAGCAATTAATTCATGACCCAGTTATAGCAATTCTTAGTGTAGTTTATTTAGGAGCAATAGCAGTATGGATACTGACAATCTTCAAGTAAAAGAAGACTTTATAAAAACATTTGATAATGAACTTAATGAGCTTCTTATAGAAAAAACTCTTATAAATCTTGAATGGTATTATGATGTGACTGGAGACATGATCTATCATCAGGCTCATCAAATTATCATAGAACTTATGGAGAAACTTAATGAGCGGGATGCAAAGTAAAAGGCTCATGGCAATCAGCAGAGTTACAGATAATGACCTTGTTGATGAGATCATAAGACTACGAAAAGATTTAGAGCAAGCAATTGTCGAACGAGATAACGCATTGAAGATGTGCGTAGAATTGGCTCGGCAAAAACGCCAGTTGAATGATGAAGTCTGGGCATTAACTGATAGAGAAAAAAGAGAGAACCCATAATTGTTACATGAGAGGGATATAAAAAGTTTTGTATCTAGGTTGGGTGGTCATGTCCTGAGTATCCATGTCAGCCGTCACTATAAAGTGGTTGCATTGTTTGGAAACAGGATAGTAAAATTTGTCCATCCTAAAACACCAAGCGACTTTCGAGGGTTAAAAAATCTTGAGAGTCATATCAAGAAGCAACTGAAATGATACCACGGATAGCATTGTTTGTTCATGACCCAGAGGCAAGCAGAGAATGTGCTGATGCCATGATTGAAGTGCTATCCGGTTCATTCCAAATCGTAACCTTTAATGAAGGAGAGTTTGATGACGTTCTTAGGGAAGCTGACATCGTGGCTTTCGGAGGCGGTATTGGGGATGCTCAAAAGTATTATGACTTCTTCAACCGCAGCCGAGGAAATTCTGTGGCTGATTTTGTATCTAGCGGTGGCAAGTATCTTGGTATTTGTATGGGTGCCTATTGGGCTGGTAGAAATTATTTCGATTTACTTAATAACCTTAACCCTGTTCAATATATTAAAAGACCCTTGGCAGACGTTAAACGATCATATCAGACTGTGGCTCATATTACGTGGATGGATATAGAAACTGATATGTTCTTCTATGATGGTTGCACATTCGAAGGTGATGGGCAAACACAGATCATAGCAAGATATGCAAACAATGATCCGATGGCAATTATTCAAAGTCGTGTTGGCTTGATTGGTTGCCATCCGGAGAGTCAAGAGAAATGGTTCTCAAAGAAATATCTTAAGAAACATTGGCATGGTGGCACTCACCATGAATTGCTTTTATCATTCACCAAAAAACTTATGAGACAAAAATGACAGACATCGTTGAACGGTTGCGGGATTCTAAAGCTATAGATTGTTGCAGTTCACGATTAGAAGCTGCTGACCAGATTGAGCGGTTGCGGGAAGTTGTAATGTTATTGGTTGCGTATGATGAGCATGACGAGGATATTTATAAAGGTGCGGTTATGTGGGATGTATTGATTGAGGCCGCACACGCCGCACTAAAGGAGAAAGAGTGATGGAAACAGAACGTTGTCCTTTCAACGGTGTTGATTGTGAGTATATTCCATTAGCTAGAAAGGTAGAAGAACAGGCCAAAGAGATTGAGCGGTTGCGGGAAGAACTTGATGATTACAAAACAGTGCTATCGACGTATGGAATAATTCATGTGTCTCGTAATGTCGCGCTGAAAGAGAAAGAATGATGTGCTTTCAGATTAA